TTAAAAAATAGTATCTAATTTATTGACCAGTTTATCCTCCATATCTTCAGTAGTATGAGAATAGATTTCCAAAGTCATTTTTGCATTTGAGTGCCCAACTCGATCCATTATTGATTTTATTGGGAGGCCAGACTCTGCTAAAAACGAAATATGAGAATGCCTAAAAATATGGCTAGATAAGTTTTTTTCTATTTTGGCCTGTTTTCCATATTTTTTTAATATCTGTATGAAGCAAGCTATTGTTGTAGGTTGATTCCATTTTTCAAAACAGAAAATATAATCATCGCTTGACAATGGCTGGAAACGTTCGCTAAGTCGTACTATTTGTCTTTGAATAGCTTCTATGACACTCTCTGATACTTTGATTGTCCGTATTGAATTTGTAGTCTTTGGTAGCGTCTTGATTTTGTTTACTGAATCAAAATTACCTGTGATCTCAATTTTGTTGTTTTCGAAGTCTATATTCTTCAGTTGTAAGGCAGTTAACTCACCATATCTCATACCAGTTAATGTCAGCACAAGAACCATATCAGCGTACTTTTGGTGATATTCTCGACGATTAAGGACATCGACAAGTGCTTTTATTTCTTGCATGGTGAGAAAGTTGTTACGCTTTTTTTCCAGTTCTTCTAAAGTCTTTGGTTTTTGAGGAATCGTAGTATAATCGACCTCGTTGTTTTCAATGTAAGAGTATTGAACAGCGTAATTAAAGATACCTCTGAGCCTATGCCGTACTTTTTTAGCTGTAATATATCCGTTGCTTTCAATAATTTTTTCAATAGCCTCTTGAAGAAAACGCCTGTCAAGATTAGCAAGTATGGTATCGGATGGTATGACTTCCTTCATCTTCTTATCAACTGATTTACAATTATGTTTTGTTGATTCCTTTACTGTTTGCGCCCATGATTTATAAAAAAGGTTATAGATTTCTTCAAATGTAATGCTTTCTACTTGTTTTGTGCTTAGTTTTTTATTTATCTTCTCTTGCAATAAGATAGCAGCTTGATTTCTTGCCTGGGGAGTTTTCTTCTCCATGGTCACTGAAACTTTTTTTAATTTCTCAGTATATGGATCTTTATATCGCTCAAAAAATTTGTATTTTCCGTTCGGAAGTTCTTCCATCCACATTGCGTTTACCTCACTTTTTTGATAAAATGGGTATAAGAAAATGACCTTTTGAATGGTTATTTCTTATACGTAAGTTCCTCACACTCTCCTCGACCAAAATTTGAGTGTGGGGATTTTTTGTGTTACGAGAATTTCTTGATTACTTCTAAAATCTCGTCGGCATAATTTGCAACTTCGAGAGGAGTAGATACTGGGAAGATACCTTTATCACGAATTTCGATAGTGCTTTTCTTTGAATTAGAACGATAACGTAATACCCATTTTTTGATATTATCATCAACCAAAACATTGAAATAGCTTCGGTTATCTCTGTAAAATACACGTTCTGGAGAAACTACATCCCTAGCAAGCATTTTAACAACAGTATAAACTTCTAACTCAGCAGGAGTTGTGATAATTTCGTCAGCTACTTCAACAATCTCTTCAGGTTCAGCTTCAACTTTTGGAATATCGGTTGTTACTTTTGTTTCAACGCTTGTATTAAGTGCAGCACTTAATTTTTCATTAACTCTTTCTGTGATGAATTGATTAAATCCTTTCACGATGATAGGAGAAAATGTCGTTAAGATATTTTGAGTCACACGACCTTCATAGATTTCTGATGTTAGATATCTGAGGAAGCTGTCTGAAGGTGTAGTGATATTTTCAGTCAGAAACGCTTTAAGATTGTTGAGATATTTCAATTCAGAAGCTGATGAAACAATATTATCAATATCAAAATTCTCTTTGTGGAATTTGATAATCTCAGTAAATTGGTTCTCTTTGATATCAGTAACATCTATTGTCAAGAATGGAGTTGTATCCATTTTATTCGGTTCGTCTAAATCAGTAAAGAATTTATATTCTCTACCATTTGTCAAGATACCGAATTTTGATTTAGTAGTTACGAAATATCTGAATAGTTGAGAGTCGTGCTTAGTAAGGTTTTCTGTAATTGATTTACATTCAATTAGGATTTGAGGCTCGCCATCCAAAATGATCGCATAGTCGACTTTTTCGCCTTTTTTAATGCCCACGTCGGCAGTAAATTCCGGGACAAATTCAAGTGGATTGAAGATATCATATCCAAGCGCTTGGAAGAACGGCATAATGAAGGCATTCTTTGTTTGTTCTTCATTCGTAATGCTTTGGCTGAGTTCTGCTACACGTTTGCCGACTTGTTTTAAATCAGCTTTTACTTTATCAATTTCCATATTGATACTCCTTTTTTAATTTACTAATGATAAATATTCTTCCTTGACCATGATTTCATTTGTCATGGTTTTGAGGTTGTATTTCTCCATGAAATGAAGGTAGTTGAAATTAGTGAAGTCATCCATTGTTTCAAGTTCTTCTTTTAGCAGGTAGTGTATCATGTTTCTATCTGCTTGGAGTTCGTATTCTTCTCGTCTTCGTTTGTACTGTTCTGGGTCGTGCTCTTTGTGTCCTATCTCGTGATAGATGACTTTCTTTTTCTCAATATCATCTAGGTAAGTGTCTACCGCTATGAGATTGTGGGGTTGGTTGTAAAGTCCTTTATTGTGGGAACCTCTACCATCAAAATAAACTAGATCGATACCTTGTTCAGAACAGACTTGTTCGGGTGTTGTCATAGGCAAGTATTACTTTCTATTTCTCATACGAGCTTCTAGTAGTGAGGAGATGAGGTCTAAATCCTCGTCGTTGAGTTCGTGTCCATCGTAAAAGAAACTTTCTGCTGCGTCTTTTTTGAGGTCTATTTCTGCCTTTGCGACCTTATCTCCAGCTATAACTGGATTATCTGTACGGCCAAGTAAGTAGTCAGTTGAGACATTGAAGTAGTCGGCGATTTCTTGTAATCTTTCAGCATTTGGTTTTTTACTCTTCATGCTATAGATTGTATTTCTGCTATATCCAAGTGTTTCTTCGAGAGAATTTATAGAAATTCCTCGTTTTTGGCAAAGTTCTTTAATTTTTTCAAACAAAGAAAACATTGATTTATCAGCCTTTCTAAGACATGACAAAAAATATTTAAACTTTTGTGTGTAAAGTTGTTGACAAAACACAATCAATAGTTTACAATAGTTTTTGTAAGTAAGTTACAACTAAAAAAACAACTAAGAAATAAATTATAAAAATGTTTTGGCGAACGGTATTTATAGTTTTATTAGTGCTTTTTCTTATGCTTTTATTCTAAACAATAGATTGTAAAAAGTCAAGCGACAACACAAAAAATAGTTAAATTTTTAGTTGTTTCTTATTTACTTGTTCCTTGACAATTGAATAGAGCATGTGAGATAATAGGGGAGAAGTGAAGATGTAGTCTACTATAACTACAAAAAAAGCCCCTGCTGATAACCACAAAAGCAAGGGCTTTTTCTAGTCTACGCTAGAAAGGTGGGTTGGTCGCTATTTCTTGTTTAGCCATTTTTCAATGACTATCAGGATGATACCGACCACCAAGGGTAGAATAATATTTGTGAAGATGTAATCTACCATAGGCTCCACCTCCCTTCTAAGGCAGATGTGCCGTCACTATTATATCACATGCTCTATCAGTTAGATAGGGCATTTTTTATTTTTGGAAAAAGGAGGAACATATATGCCAGATATCGCAAACGGTCGTGAGAAAGTCAATGCTTTTCTGAAAGACAAGGGTATTAAAAAAACAACTCTAGCGGTTGCTTATGGCTTTAAACGACAGGAAGTAACGAACATCTTAAGTGGGACGACGAAGGGACCACGAGCGAACAGTTTCATTCTTCAAGTTATTGAAGATTACGGGATTGAGTAAGAAAGATTTGAGGAAGCTTAGTAAGGAGAGTCTATGGAAGAATTTATTGATGCTCTTGAAAAAGAAAAAGATCACCTTGAAAAAATCATTAAGGTAGTCAGCTCTGGTGGTAAATTTCTGAGATTACCATATCAAAAAAAGTCACGCTCGATTAGTGAGAATCTGAAATTGATTTCTCAAAATCTTGATAGACTGAGCTGTTTATATAACCAAAGAGGAGAAAGAATGACAGACAGAGAACTGTTTGAGTTACCAGAAGATTATGTAGAATCTACTGGGCTTGACAAGATTACATTTGAAGTACCTTTTGAATTGTTCACAAAAATTCTAAAAGGGTATGGACATAAATTAGCTTGGGAGGATTACCAACAAATAAAAATCCACCCAAGCACTAGAACAAAAAAGACGGTTGGACAGTGTCAATTTTTGTTTAGTATTTGGATGAATGACCATTTAAAACCAGCGATTAAGCCTTCAAAAGAGTTGCAGAAAGAACCTGTGCGTAAGACAAAGAGACTGAAACGTCTTCGTAAGTTAGCACAAAATCTTCTTCATCGCATGAAGGGCTAAAATCGCCAATATATGCACCTTGCTCTGTTTTGCAGATTAGAAGAGCGCCATCTTCATTTGTAACTGCATTTAGATAGGGTGCCAAATCAGACTTAGTCATAAGTTATCCTCCTTTCTGCTTACATTATAGCAGAATAAGAAGATTGGATTGCAAATAAACAAAAAAGCACCTAACAAAGTCAGGCGCATATCAAAATAACTAACTGAATTATAACACGAAAGGAGTAAAAATGGAAGCAGTTGAAATTGTAAGAATTAAAGATGTGATTATTGAAAAAGTCTCTGCTAATGATGAAGAATTAGAACACATCTTTGGATGCTCAAAGCGACAAGCGGGAGACATGAGACGCGAGATGAAGAAGCTACCTAGTCAACAAAAACACCTCAGAAATGATGGCCAGCTTGTCACAATCAAAGGTTTTGATGCTTATCTGCAATATCGAGGCAGTCAGTCATGGAAGAAAGAAATGGTGAAAAGCAAGAAAATAAGGTCAGTCGGATGAACTTTTTAACAAAAATAAAAAATTGGTTGGAAAAAGAGAAAAAATTAAAGATTTAGAGGAGAGAGAACAATGAACGAACCGTCAATAGTTAGCCAGCTTTTAGGAAATGGCGCAGTGATTTTAGGGTTTATCAGCGCAGGTATTTTAGCTCATCAGTTAGAAAAGCAAAAAGAGGAAGAAAGACGAGAAGAGCAAGAATTTGCGTCTATGATTATTCAAGGGTATAACCATGCTTACGAACGTGGTAGAGAGGCAGAACGCCAAGAAATCCGCAAGAATATCCGTCGTCCGTTCAGGGGTTTTACATACGACAACGAACCGCCTGTAGGCTTGCGCCCAGAACCTCTGGCATTACCAGAGCCACGGAGAGTACAATATGCAAATCGTATGGGATAGACAAGCGTGGGATTTATCCACTTGCAAGCGTAGAGAGAAGATGCGTGACCTTGAAATGATGGCGCATATGCAACATGAAATCGATGATCTCAAGAAACAATTGCAACAGGAACAATCTTTAAGAAAGAGATTAGAAGCAGAGAATTTCCAACTGAAACTAAGGAGGAAATGATGTACTTATGGAAGTGTACGTGCGCTGATTGTGGACGTGAGTTTGATTGGTACGATAACTATCCACCTCTTGAATGTGTGAAATGTGAGAGCGTGGAAATCAAAAATGAATTTAAAGGAAGGGCGTATGATTAAATGACTCAAGCGGAACGAATTAGGAAATATTACAAAGACCACCCTACTGCCTCATATGATGAAGTGGCTGAGGTTGTCGGAACTTCAAATAGTAATGTGAGGGTTAATCTTTTTAAAGACCTCAAGGCAGGCAGATGTGTCCGCTTAGAAGATGAGTCAATTGACTACTCACCTTATTTTAATCACAAAAAATCACTGACAGAGTTGTTTGATTGGAAGAATGACACTAGACGGGAATGGGTAGATATGCTGACAAGAGCAGCAGAGAAAGAAACGGATAGTAACGTTATGCGTCTGCTGATCAAGGAAGCAAATAAATTGATGAAAGAGGTGACGAAATGACGAAGAGTTTATATGCAATAGTAGGTCAATTTCTTGAAATCTATAACATGGAATTAGACGAAGAAACCAAACTAGACACCTTGGATTCCATTGATTGGGAAACTGATTATGAGACTAAGGTTGAAAATTGTATCAAAGTTGTGAAAAATATCGATGCAGATATGGAAGCCCGTGACGCAGAAATCAAACGCTTGACGAATTTAAACAAGTTCGACAAGAAGAAAAAAGAATACTTGAAAGAACGAGTTTCTGAAAGTATGAAATTGACAGGTCATGAACGTGTTGATACACCACTTTTTAAGGTATCATTTAGAAAATCTCAAGCAGTTGAAGTGAATGAGGCGGTCTTGCCAGAGGTCTACAAGGTAGCCACTTGGAAGCCTGACAAGAAACTTCTGAAAGAGGATTTGAAGAATGGCCTTGAAATCATCGGTGCCAGCCTAGTTGAAAGAAAGAATTTGAGTATAAGGTGAAAATAACAAAAGCAACAGAAATTACGAATGATGATGCCTGTTACCTGATTTATGGAAATCCAGGCTTTGGGAAAACGACTACTATCTCATTCATACCAGGGAAGACACTAATAATCAATATCGATAAATCAGCCAAAGTATTAGCTGGCAATCCGAACATCGATATCGCAGATGTTGATACACATAAGATTTGGGATGAATGGTTGACTGTCGTTAAGGAATTGCTTCAAGGTGCAGGGAAGCCATACGATACTATCGTTGTGGATAACGTATCTGAATTATTCAGAGCGTGTCTTGCTAATCTTGGTCGAGATGGAAAAAATCATCGGGTTCCAACTCAGGCAGATTACCAACGAGTCGATTTTACGATTTTGGATAGTCTACGAGCCTTATTGCAATTAAATAAACGGATTGTATTCACGGCTTGGGAAACATCTGATCAGTGGTCAGATGAAAATGGCATGATTTACAACAGGGCCATGCCAGATATTCGTTCCAAAATCTTAAATAATTTCCTTGGTTTAACAGATGTAGTCGCTCGTCTAGTCAAGAAAACGACAGACGACGGTGAGGAAGTGAGAGGTTTTATCTTACAACCTAGTGCCAGCGTCTATGCCAAGAATCGTTTGGACGATAGAAAGGGGTGTAAAGTAGATGAGCTTTTCGCTCAGAGATTACCAGAAGGAACTGATAATTGACGTTATCAAATCCATGAAGGCAGGCAATCGAAAGATAATGGTTCAATCCCCCCCACGTTCAGGTAAAACGGTCGTGATGTCTTACATCGCTAAGAATGCAACGGATAAAGATAAGACGGTATTGTTTTTCAGTCACCGGAAAGAAATCAATGAGCAGGTTCATGAGGCTTTCAAACGTGGCGGAGTTAATCTTGATAAGGTTATTATCGGAACGGTTGGGAGTATTGTGCGAAAGTTAGAACGATTGCCTCAAGTCGATGTAATCTTAGTAGATGAAGCTCATCATATCAAAGCAAAACAATATCAGACAATCTTAAATTATTTCAGTAATGCTACTCAATTGTTTTTCACAGGTACGCCTATCCGATTGGATGGTTCAGGATTCCACGATTTAGCAGATGATTTAGTAGTTGGTAAATCCATCCTATGGCTTCAAGACCACGGGAATATCGCTGAATTTGATTACTATTCCATCAATCTGTTGGATATGGCCAAACTTAAAAAACGATCAGGAGAATTTACCAACCATTCAATCGATGTAGCATTTGATTCCAAGGCGACGTATGGTGATTATATCGATCACTACGAGCGATTAGCCAAAGGGAAACAAGCTATCGTTTATACACATAGCGTAGAATACGCTGAGAGGGTCGCTAAGCGATTTTTAGAGCAAGGCTACCAATCTGCTGTCGTGTCCGGAAAAACGCCACAGGGCGAACGAGAGAGCCATATGCAGGCATTTAGGGAAGGAAAACTCACAATCATGGTCAATGTCAATCTTTTTACAGAAGGAATTGACTTGCCAAATGTAGATGTCTGTATTATGTTACGACCGACTGACTCGCTTTCCCTGTATCTTCAATTCGCTATGAGGGCCTTAAATCCAAGAGAAGGCAAAAAAGCAATCTTGATAGACCACGTTGGAAATCATATCCGGCATGGTCTACCGAATGACGATAGGGAATGGACGCTGGACGGGACTAAGAAGAAAAAGAAATCTTCAGAACGTTCAACGGTGACGTGTGAGAAATGTTTTGCGACATTTTGGAGAGAGCAGCTAGTAGATGGTTGTTGTCCGTACTGCAAGGCGGAGATTGTCGAGAAGAAAAACATTCAAGATATCAAACAAGATAAATCAGATATTCAATTAACAAAAATCAATCAAGGAATGGAATTTATTACCATTCGAGGCAAAGAAATAGAGGTCAAGACAGAAGAAGCGAAAGTGTATCGTCGCGTCAAGACCTATGGTAAACGATACACAAGATGTCAGAACTTGTCGGAATTAAAAGCATTCCGATTGCTTAATGGCTATCAACCAGGTTGGTTATGGCACAAACAAAAAGAATTAAATTTATGGAGATAATAAACATGGCACTTTTTTCAGTAAATTATGAAGCAGCAGAACAATTTTCATCTATCGAAGACGGAACATATGAAGTAGTTGTAGCTCAAGCAGAACAGTCAGCAAGTCAAAGTGGAACAGATTTCTTAGATATTCGCTTGAAAATTCGTGATGATTTCCAACAGAAATTCCGTAACAATCTAATTTTTGATAAGGTGTGGATCAATAAACAGACTCTTCAATATCCAGAATGGGCATTGCAACGCTATTCTAAAGCAGTTAAAATTCCAGAGGGAGTTGAAGTGAATACAATCGAGCAATTCTTAGGACTTATCATTGGTAAAACACTGAAAGTTACTGTAAAAAATGAGCAGTCAGAATACAATGGTAAGACCTACGATAACTTGAATATCAAGAAAATGGAACAATCTGAGTTGCCTCCGTATTCTGGAGCAGTATCGTCTGAACCAGCTCCAGCTAAAGCGGATGATTTAGATTTACCATTCTAATCTATGGTTGGGATGGTAGATTATGCCCTTCATTATCAAAAACTAGGTTACTCGGTCATCCCAATAGACAAAAAGAGCAAACGTGCAATCACGAAATTCAAGGATAAAACATTTAGCGAGAATGAAATTAGGAGATTTTGGCACGAGCAACCCGATGCGAACATCGCATGGAGGACAACCGATTTCTTTGTCATCGATATTGATGTATCGGTGACTGAGAACGGTTATGAGTCTTTAAAAGAATGGGAATTGTCTCAGTATATTCCTAAGACTTTAACCGCTACTACGCCGAGTGGAGGAAAGCACATTTTTCTTAAAAAACCAAAAGGCATAGAGTTAAGTCAAGATATACGAGTAAAACCAGGAATTGATATTAAGGCGAATAAAAACAATTATGTCTTGGTTGCACCTAGCAATAATGCCAAAGGAAGTTATAAGTGGGATAAGTCCACGGAACAGATGGCGGAAGCACCAGCTGAGATCATCTCAATCTTACAAACATCTAAACAACCCAAAGAACTTATGAATTTTACAACTGATTACAGTCGAGGGGAGTTTTCAAGTAAGACTGCCAAGCTATTCGAACAAGTCGTTTTCGGTTTAGGCGATAAAGGTGGTAGAAATAACGCCTTGGCGAGTTTTATAGGCGGCTTACTCATGCGTGGTGTGGATGTGGATGCAACCTATTTACTAGCAAAGATAGCAAATCACTATACTCCAGACAGTCTGCCAGCTGATGAAGTGGATAGAACGTTTGAAAGTATGGTTAGAAAGGAGATGGATAGAAGAGGTGGCTATTGATTTACAGAAATTAAAAGAAGAATATCGAAACAATATTATCCAACATCCAGCTTATATCGAGAAAGCAAATGACTGGCGTGAGATTCGTTTGGCTTGTCGTGAATATCGGAAAAACTGGCTCGAAAACGTTAAGTGGGAAGAAACCCAGTACGGTACGAAAGAAGAAAATAAAAAAGCGCCTACTCGTTTAACGGAGCTTGCAGTCGCAAAGGGTATGGAACAGATTTTATATATCGTGAATCTGCCAAATGAACGGGTCGCAATCTATGATCCAGATAAAGGCTATTATCACAAGGACCCTAGTTTCGCTTATAAAGTCATTCGCTTACTAGAACCAAATTTCAGTGAAGCGAAATCCAAGAATGTTCTCTTCATGCTTGCTTCTACACCACGGTTGAACCAACACGAGGGGTTCTCATGTGATTTCTCAATTGGGGAATACAAAGACCCCCGTAGGTTTATCTTAGTGAAGAACGGGATATACGACAAGAAAGAAAAATTACTACGACCATTCACACATGAGTTTGTCGCATTCTCAACCATCGGGACGGAATACGACCACTTTGCTAAGTCCCATGAAATAGACGGATGGGATATTGATAGCTGGTTACTTGACCTCATGAGTGGAGATGAAGAACTAGTTCAACTAATCTGGCAGGTTATCTCAGCCAGTCTGAATGGGAATTACTCCTACAGGAAATCCATTTGGTTCGTCGGTGAGGGGAATGACGGTAAGGGGACTGTCCAGCAACTCATAACCAATCTGGTCGGTATGCGAAACGTGGCCAGTTTAAAACTCAATCAGTTTTCAGAGAGATTTGCTTTATCGATGATTGAAGGTAAGACCGTCATCATCGGGGACGATGTGCAAGCTGGTATCTACGTAGATGAATCTTCAAATTTCAACTCTGTCGTGACTGGTGAGCCAATCTTGGTTGAGGAAAAAAACAAACAACCGTATACGACCGTATTTAAAAAAACTGTCATTCAATCTACAAATGAATTACCACGTTTTAAGAATAAAACCAATGGTACATATAGACGGTTTGCAATCATACCGTTTAAGAAATCATTCTCAAGCAAGGAAGATAACTGGGCAATCAAGGACGATTACATCTATCGTGAAGAAGTTCTTGAGTACGTTTTAAAGAAAGCCCTTGAGATTTCATTTGATCGTTTTATTGAACCTCAAGCATCGATTGAGGCCTTGGAGAATTTCAAAGAGTCCAATGATACAGTCAAGGCGTTCGTCAGCGAATGGTTCGATAAATTCGAATCCACTCGCCTTCCGTCCCGATTTTTGTGGTGGTTGTATCAGGAATGGTGTAAGGACGAAGGTGTCACAAGATTGACAAAACGTAAATTTGAAACGCAGTTAGCTAAGAATATCCCAGAGAACTGGGTTAAGAAAAAAATCAAACCGTTAGGAAAATTCATTCCTTCAGTAGATGTACCGAAGCATTATTCAGGTTTTAGTTGGTTGAATGATGAAAGTCAGATACTTACATCGGGGTATGAATTGGTTACCGTTTACCGTTAGGTTACCGTTCTTTTTTTGACTACGGTAACCTGATTTAAGCCTTATGTATCAAGGGTTTACCTCTTGTAGGTTACCGTATTACCTTTCTTTTCTATTGAATTAATAAAAAAATAAATAATATAAATATAAATAAAGGGGAAAGGTAACGGTAACGGTAACCTTGGGGCAAAAAAATGACGTAAACCGTTGGTACTACTGGATTTGTAGTGGTTACCGTTCTAAAATCAATAACGGTAACTTTTGGAGGGAAAATGAAGTCAGAGCAAGAAGTACAAAATGAAATTAGAGTCGCATTGTCTCAAGCTGGATATACCGTATTTCGAACGAATGTTGGAAAAGTTAAGACCGCAGACGGCAGATGGTTTGATACTGGATTGCCGAAAGGTCATGCAGATCTGTATGGTTTCAGACCAGACGGGCAGATATTTTATGTTGAAGTAAAAAAAGAAAATGGTCGTGTGAGACCTGAACAGGAAAATTTTATTGAGACGGTTAGAAAACGAGGTGCGATAGCTGGTGTAGCTAGAAGCGCCAAGGAAGCGTTGGAGTTAGTTAAATGAATAATCAATTAAAGGTAGAAGTACAATGTCAGTTTTGTGGGGAGTGTATCACGAGATATTGCAGAGGATAGTGGATGGGATTTGATAGGAGGTAGGAAATATGGTTGGAGTAACCTATCAGGAAATTCATCTCTTTGTTGAATTTTTGAAAGAGCAGTACGGGCAAGGTCGTCCAGACTATATTGAAGCCCTGAACGACTTAGACGGTCTGGTGGAAGTCTCCTACAGAGAAGCTATTGAAAGATTTTTAGAAGATGAAGTACGATAAACAGGCTGAGATTGACGGACTGAAACGCACGATCGAGCAGACGGAGGCAAGGATAGTAGAACTATCTGAGCCGTGTGTCAAATCGCTTGCTTTTAGCAGGTCTGAGGAACGTGACTTACTTAAAAAGAAAGTGAAAAACTGGAAGAAGAGAATAAAGGAGTTGGAAGATGAATAAGCAGGAATTGATTGAGAAATATAAAGAGCTGGAGAATAGTTCATTTGATATTGCAGCGATTGTAGTTTGTCAGCTAGTTTTAAAAGACTTAGAACAGCTAGATGAACCAAAACCAGTCAAAGTAAAGCAATTTGTGGCGGATTGGTATGAAGAGAATAAGGATTCTTTTGAATTTAATGTTTGGGATTGGATTGCTTTCAGGGATGAGGCTAAAAAATCAGAAAATAGAGAGTTTAATAATTGGATTAATAACACCAGAGAAAATCCTATTCAAACCCTCGTCAACATGCACAACTTCGGCTACGAGGTCGAAAAAGAGAAGCGGTATTTTGTTAAGATTAAAGGGAATATTAAAGAAAATATGTTGGTTTATGGAGAACTTTTGAAAAGGTATTTCTTTACAAAAAGCTTTAGTTTAGACGATGTTATATATTCCCACACCCGTAAACAACTAGAAGAAGCTGGCCTCGGATGGGTGTTTGATTGTGAAGGAATTGAGATTGAGGAGGTGGAGTGATGACACAAACACTTGAAGAAGGAATGAAGAATCAAAGTAAATGCATAAAAGTCCCAAGGGAAATCAGACCGTTTGATATAGGGTATCGAATAGTGAACAAATACGGTCAAGCGCTCGCTTTAAGAAATGGGGCAAGTATATTCGATTTGCCTTTTCTGGCTGAAAAAGCTATAGAAAAAGAGTTTGGGAAGAATGATCCAGACTTTGACATCGGAAAGCATTCTGTTGAAGAGGTCGCTATTGTCAATTTAAGTAAATTTCATAGTTACTTTGAGGGGGTGGAGTGATGTCATGTAGTGAAAATTTAAAAAAAGAAAAAGAATTGACTGCTGCTATTTCAAATTTCAAGATAGAAGTCTTACAAAATGATGATAAATTGAGCAGTCTATCATTAAGCAACATCAAAAGGCAAGCAAGGGATCTATATGAATGCTTAGTATGGTTGCAGTATAATGCGGAGGAATCAGGTAGATGAGTTATGATTTGGAAATCTTAGCGAAAATAGAGAGTGGAGATTATATTTGTATTGCTGAACCTAGATATAGTTCTCCGACCTACAATCTTGGAAAAATGTTTAGGGTGGCTATGGATTGGGATTTCGACCAAGGCACAATTTACAATGTTGCTGATATTTTTGAAAATATTAAACGTGGCATAACTGAATTGGAAAGGCAACCTGAAAAATATGTACAATATGAACCTGCAAATAAATGGGGAACGATCAATGATGCGTTATATGTTTTGAGATCGTTAAGGGACTGTATTTTAGAACAAGATATTGATACGAAATATTTATATGTGAGGTGGTAAATTGAAACGACCAAACAGATACCCGTACACTAAAAATCAATGGGTTGAAGAAACCGTTGATCACTATACTTATAAAAACGATATTTGCTATACAAGTCACATTTTAGAAAATAGACTTACTGGAGAAATTAAGGACAAGGAGTTGAAGTGATGGAAGAGTTAAAGAAAAAAGTTAATGCAGTATACAACTGGACGGTAGAAGACGGGAAGCCGCAACCTCCCAAGCAAGATTTACCACAAGCGGTGAAAGACCGGGCGGACTATTTTTGGGAAATGGCAGAAGATGGTATGACGTTTATGGGAGCGATGGAATGCATCTTTGCTGATGAAAAGCCTACAGACTATGATTTGGGAGCTACTAAGGGTTGGTTGCCAAAATCTAAGGAGTTTGATGATTGGATTGGCTATTCGCCAAGCATGGCTCAGGTAGTTATTGCAGTTTATTTGATTTATAGAGGAAACTAAGATGAATAAGCAGGAATTGATTAAAAAATTAGAGGAACGAAGAACAATAATTGGGAATTTTCAAGGTTATGCAGTTTGGTGGAAGGATGTAAAAGAAATCTTTGAACAACTAGACGAACCAGAGATAGGTCACGCAGATGAAGCTCCACGCTACGTAAAGAACATACTAGCACGATTGCGAGAATTGCCATTGCATGATAGAGAGGTTTGGTTAAAGGCTATCATGAGCGAATTTGAACAGGATTTTAGTCATGCAAAATGGCGAGAGGGCTACGAGCAAGGTAAAATTGAGGGTATGGTTGAACGTGAAAAAGTCATAGTTCCGCAGTGTGTGGCTGATTGGATTGAGGAAGCTAGAAAAGCCTGTAAAGACGTGGTAGACTTCTTCGAATTTAATTTCACGAACGATGAAGTCGGTAAATGGTTTATGCAAGAACTACCATTTGATTTAGCAGCTAGAGCATGGCTTGACGGCTACGAGGTCGAGGAAGAGAAGCGGTATACAGTAGTGACGAAAGCAACAAAACAACCGCTATATTATAATGCTATGGATAAGAAACTATTCTTCTCTATGGGCGGACTAGCTACAAAATTTACTCGCAAACAACTAGAAGAAGCTGGGCTCGGCTGGGTGTTCGATTGTGAGGGGATTGAGATTGAGGAGGTGGAGTGATGAGCCTTACGCTAAATAGCACAATTGGAGACTTAGTTTTGGCAATCGGAGAAATTATCGTTGGTTCTGATGGTAAAACCACTACAGCGATACTGGAGATACCTGATCAAAGCTTTTACTTAGAGATTGCGCTTAAATTGAAGGAGGAGGTCATAAATTGAAACGATTCATAGCTATCTGGATTCTGCTATCTGCTGGATTGAATATCTGGCAGATGGATAGGATTCGAGATTTGGAAGAGAAGAAGCCGATGGTTATCTACAAGGCTGATAACGTAGGTGCTGAGATATGAGGAGGATTTGGCATGATACCGAAATTTAGAGTGTGGCATTATGAATTAGGTAGACTGATGTCAGTCAAATGTATGTTTTTTCAGGATAGCGAGATTGAAGAATTTGAGTTAAACGATGCTTTAATGAATGATTACATTACAGCTTATCCTGACGAAATCGAACTCATGCAATCAACAGGACTCAAAGACAAGAACGGCAAGGAGGTATTCATCGGTGACATCGTTAAATGTACAAGAGGATGTCCACATGAAGTGTATTTAGAAAAAGAATACGGTGGCACATACATAGGCGGAATGCCTGCTATATATCTAAAGGGATTGCTAAGTGGGTATGCGTGGACTGAAGACGAAGAAATCATCGGTAACATCTACGAAAATCCGGAGCTTTTGGAGGTCAACGAGTGAGATATTTTAAAATCCTATGTATTGTTTTATTCGCATCCTTACTCGTAGCATGTCACCAGGTTTCGAGTGGGACAGTGGTAGATAAGTACATTGATGAACCTCACACAACGTTCATACCTGTTATAAATGGTAAAAGTTCGGTACTTGTGCCAACCAGAACCAAAAGAAAATACATTCTGGTCGTTTCAGGATATGCAGGTAATAAGCAAGTTGAAGAAAGGTTTGAAGTGACAGCAAATGAATACAAGCACTATGAAATTGGCAATACTTTTACAAAAGATGCTGTTTTAGAGAATAAGGAAGGGGATAAATAATGAGACCAAAAAAATATCCGTATTCAGGAAGAAGAAAAAAACAAGATACATCGTCGCCATTATTTTCTACACGACCAATTTTTAACGAGATTCCAATTGTAGAAGAGGTCAAAGTTGATCTCGGAGTTGAAGCTAATGTTGGACGTTCTTATCCAGAAATGTTAATACATTTAGATATTTCTGGATATGGGAATAGAATACATTCTGTACATCGTTTCCCTGGTATCTTCCTTACTGTTGGTGAGTCAATCCAACTAAAGATGCTTTTCTATAAAAGACTTAAAAATTTTACCGCAGATCGTTTTTTGACCTTTAGAGAATCTGACTGGAAGTTCTTTATACGTGGCCTGGTCAACGAATTTGTGCATTAAAAAAGCCAAGACACCCTCTGTCTCAGCTAAATTCCTATTAAGATTATTATATCACAAAGGAGATAGAGAGTGAACAAGGCTAAAGAGCTATTGAAAGAATTACAAGACCTTGACATGGACATCCAAAGCCGTATAGATGAAATCAATGAACTTGAGGCAGGTTTGCTCTCAAGTCCTAAGTGGTCAGATGTCAAAGTCAAAGGTGGACAAACTAGAAAAGTTGATGATGTCTATACTCAGCTGGTAGTGATGAAAGAGGCTATAGAGCAGGATACTAAAGAGGTTATTAACAGAAAACTTGAACTTGGTAGAATGATCAACAGGCTTAAAAATCCAAAGAGCAGGTCTGTCCTTAGAATGACTTACATTACTAAAACCTACATTGAGGATATTTGCGACAATTTGAGAATTAGTAAGGCAACTTATTACAGATTACGCAAACAGGCTGAGTCCGAACTAGAGGAGACAATCATAGACAAAGTAAGCTAAAGTGAGTGCGCATGAAGTTTAAAATCTGTTAAAATGGTAGTATCAAGAATTAAGGGTAAGGCAGTAAGCCTTCCCTGACATGGAGAGTTGGCAGAGTCAGGTTGAATGCGCCCGTTTGCTAGACGGGTGGTCGCCTATGTGCGGTCCGTGGGTTCAAATCCCACACTCTCCTTTGAGTATTTGTGTCCCATAATGGGGTAGGCAGTAGGCTTAGCATTCACATATCACTCATTAACTTAAAAATGGTTGCGGAGCGACTAGACCTTGCATGGTTGCGTAGCTACTTATATCCTAGGTAAGTTATAAGCTAGAGGGTTTGATTCCCTTAGAGGTTTTAAACGACTACAAAAAATAAAAAAAGAAAGCATTTCAAAATAGATTTCTAATTAACACGCAAGTCTGTAGTATGCTTGCAGTAAGAACATAGCTCAAGTGGTAGAGCGGTAGATTTTTAATCTATTGGTTGCAGGTTCGAGCCCTGTTGTTCTTATGAGAGGTCTTGAAAAGGTCGCACATCGTGTGGCTTTTTTGATTGTTTGAAAGGTGGTGATGGAAAATTGAGTGGATTGAGAATAAAACAAAAGAGATTTGCAGATGAGTACATCATCTCAGGTAATGCGACGGAAGCCTATAAGAAAGCAGGTTATCGTGTTTCTAGTGATAGAGTGGCAGGCGTTGAAGGACATAAGTTACTAAAGAATCCTAAGATTAAAAGCTATATAGATGAACGACTGAAACAGCTTGATTCTGAAAAGATTGCGGATCAGCAAGAGGTCTTAGGTTATCTAACTTCAGTCATGCGAGGAGAGACGCAAGAACAGACCTTGATAAGCATTGGAGAACTAGGGCAGACGATTACGGATATAGATGTAGGAGCTAAAGATAGAATCAAGGCGGCTGAACTTCTTGGTAAACGGCATAGGCTTTGGACGGATAAGGTAGAGGCGGATGTTTCTGGAACGGTGGTGTTTGCAAATGAGTCAGACATACCAGATTAAGCAAAACGATATTGTCGTTGACTTACCTAAGACAGTAGGAGCTGGGTACGGACAGTTCTGGCGCTCAAGAAATCTTTATCGTGTTGTAAAAGGGTCCCGTGGTTCGAAGAAGTCCAAGACAACCGCTTTGAATTATGTTATCCGTCTTTTGAAATATACTTGGGCTAACTTGCTTGTCATTCGTAGATATTCGAATACGAACAAGCAATCGACTTATACGGATTTTAAGTGGGCTGCTAATCAGTTAAAGGTCGCTCATAAATTCAAATTCAATGAGTCTTTGCCTGAAATAACCATAAAAGCGACTGGTCAAAAAATCCTATTCCGTGGTTTGGATGATGAACTCAAAATCACATCTATCACGGTCGATGTCGGCAGTCTTTGTTGGGCATGGTTCGAGGAAGCATATCAAATTGAGACTGAAGACAAGTTCAGCACGGTTGTTGAGTCTATCCGTGGTAGCTTAGATGTACCTGATTTCTTTAAACAAATCACAGTCACATTTAACCCGTGGAATGAGAGGCATTGGCTCAAGCGTGTATTCTTCGATGAAGAGACGAGACGGGCTGACACATTCGCTACTACAACCACTTACAAATGCAATGAGTGGCTTGATGAAGTCGATATCAAACGCTATGAGGATTTGTATCATACGAACCCCAGACGTGCTAGAATCGTTTGTGATGGCGAATGGGGAGTTGCTGAAGGTTTAATCTACGAAAACGTGACTGTCAAGGATTTCAATAAAGATGAATTACTACAAGATTCAGCTAATAAGTTATGTATCGGTCTTGACTTTGGTTTTACTCATGATCCAACTGCTTTGTGTTGTTCGTTGATAAATGACACGACGAAAGAGATTTATGTCTTTGATGAGGCGTATAAAGTCGGATTGATAACCAAAGAAGTTGCGAAGATGATAAAGGACAAAGGTTATCATCGCTCACAAATCATTGCTGATAGCGCTGAATTACGACTGATTGAAGAGCTCAGGTCAGAACATGGCATATCTAGAATAAAAGAGAGTCGGAAAGGTAAGGATAGTATTATGGCAGGTGTATCCAAATTGCAAGGATACGCTATTTATGTGCATCCAGATTGTAAAAACATCATGGATGAATTTTATAGTTACTGCTACCAGCGAGATAAAGAAGGCAACTGGTTGAATAAACCAGAGGATAAAAACAACCACTTGATGGACGCTTTGCGTTACAGCCTTCAATGTATCGAAGGTGGGAAAGCAACCGTCCGCAGACGTTCTGATTATGGTCTATAGAGAGGAAAGACATGTACCAATATTTAACCTATCCACGGGATGGATATGATGAGGGTTCTTTGAAGAAAGACCTGATTTACAAATTGATAACGATACATAACACTGAAAGTTCACATTTGAAGAAGCTTAAAAGCTACTACATGGGCGAGCATGCTATCTTAAAACACACGAGACGCAACGTGAACGCACCCAATTACAAGACGGTAGCTAATCATGCCAAGGATATCGCAGACACGGCTACGGGCTATTTTATGGGCAATCCTATCAAGTATAACAATACTGCTGACGGTGATATTGATGAACTACTTACAGCCTTTGATGGTGCTGAGATTGACCAAGTGGATGCGCAGAACGCACTAAATATGGCTATCTACGGCCGTGCTTACGAGTACATCTATGCTAAAGAGGGTATGACTGAGTTGGATTCAACTAGTATTGATCCGGAGAATACTTTCATGGTCTACGATGATAGTATTGAGCGGAAGCCTTTGTTTGCGGTCTATTACTATGAAGTAAAAGACGATACGAAAGACACTACCAAGCACCAGGCTGAGGTCTTTACCGAAAATCTGCACTATCACATGGTGCTGAGAAGTACAGATTCAGGAACAACTCAGAGCGAGGAGGCAACACCTCACAACCTTGGTCAAATCCCAATTATCGAGTATCGCAATAATCACTTTGCGATTGGCGACTACGAGCAACAAATTAGCTTGATAGACGCTTATAATTCCTTGATGGGGAATCGTGTCAATGATAAGGAACAGGCTGTAGAGTCTATACTTGTCTTGTATGGCACGCAGTTAGCAGACACTCCAGAAGACGCTAAGGTAGCAATGAAGATTCTTTCTGAAGAAGGTCTTTTGGAATTGCCGGGCGATAGTGCAAGGGCTGAGTTCTTGAAGAATACGCTGGACGAAAGTGCTACTGAAATCTTGCGTACAGCTCTTAAAGAGGACATCTACACATTTAGCCATGTGCCTAATTTGACTGATGAGAATTTCGCAGGGAATACATCAGGCGTAGCCATGGAATTTAAGCTGATGGGCCTTGAGATGATTACTAAGACCAAGGAAGCGAACTATAAGCGAGGATTGCGTCAGCGTATTGCGATTTTTGCTCATTACTTAGGCATGAAGCAGATTGCTTTAGAGTCTCATTCAATCGTTCCACAATTCAGTCGTGGTTTGCCTAAGAACTTGTTAGAAATCTCTCAGATTGTGAACAATTTGGAAGGCAAAGTGACCAATAGACAGCTTATTTCTCTCTTGCCGTTTGTGGAAGACCCTGACGCTGAGCTGGAAGCCTTGGAAGAAGAGAAAAAGAAGAACATGGAAGACATGCCGATGTTCAACAAAGACAACACGAAACCCGAAGACGAGGTAGAGGATGAAGAATCAGGAGTATTGGGCGAAGAGGAAAGCCAATCTGATTTACCAGCAGATGGACAAGGCCGAAAAGCAGGCAGACCAGTTCGATAAGGTCTATCAGGAAGCTAAGACTTACTTGGATAAGGAAATCAATAAGATTTTCGATAAATTCCAACGTGATTATGGTCTAAGTCAGGTAGAAGCTAGACAAGTCTTGAAGAACATGAAAGACAAGAAAAATCTGAATGAACTTCGTAAAGTACTTGAAGCGAGACCGAATGACCCGAACATCCAAAGATTACTAGCTGACTTAGACAGCCCAGCTTATTCTTTCCGCATGAAGCGCCTAGAGCGTTTGAGCGACGATTTAGATCGTATGCGTGAATCTATCTATCATTCGGAGAAGACAGGCTCAGATGCCTTTTATAGCGACCTGATGAAGGATAGTTACTACAAGGCTACCTTTGACCTACAACAGCAGACAGGACTAGCATATGGCTTTTCTGGGCTTCCTGAGAACGAGATTAAACATCTACAGTCTTTCAGTTGGGTAGGTGACGGAAGTACCTACTCTACAGACATCTGGAAGAATACGGGGAAGCTTACTTCTAGCATAAAAGATGAACTACTTATGAGCCTCATGACAGGCCGAGATACACGAGAAACTGCACAAGCAATTGCTGAGAGGTTCAATGTAGGTCAGAACGATGCAAGACGTTTGGTTCGGACAGAATCAGCCTTTTTTCATAACCAAATGGAACTACTCAGCTATGAAGAAGCAGACATAGAAAAGTATATCTTTGTGGCCGTCTTAGACAAGCGTACATCACGCATTTGTCAGGAGCATGACAATCAGGTCTATGATAGGGATAAGGCTGTCCCTGGTGTCAATTGTCCGCCTATGCACCCTTGGTGTAGGTCTACTACTGTCGGATACGATGAGGACGCAGACTACAGCAAGTTGAAGCGCAGAGCAAGGAATCCAGAGACAGGTAAAGTTGAGTACGTGCCTGCCGATATGACTTATAAAGAGTGGTATAGCAAGTATGTTGCGAAAGACGGGGAAAAGGTGTATAATCAAGATACAAGAGAAGCCAAGGCGAAATTTTATAGCGAACAACTATTGTCCAAAATTTCAGGAGTTGAGCCAAAAATTACAAGTGATATGCAACGTATCGCAGGAGAAAACAAATTGGCAGGTCTTGAATTTAGGAAGAAAACAGTTGAGTCATTATCACGTAAAATTACAACAGATAGCCAAGCTGAAAATATAAGTTTATCAAAGGCTACAAGTAAAATTAACGATGCTTTGCGGTATACAACTATTTTCGATCCCGATACTTTCGCAAAAGAGTATTTGAAGATGAAACAGAAGCTTATCGCAGAAGGTTATAAAATTGTAAAAGTAAAAAACACTTGGCTAGTAGATGGACCATACAAAGGTGTGAATACAGTCGTTGAAAAAGATGGTATCAACTTTGAAATGCAGTATCATACTCAGGAAAGTTTCGACTTAAAAAATGGTTCATTACATGAACTCTATGAGAAGTATCGTGATACGAATACATCTGATCTAGAACGCATGAAATTATTTAAGGAAATGCTTGATTTAAGCAATGGGCTTGAGATTCCTAAAAATATAGAGAGGGTGAAGTGATATGAAAGATATTAAATACTACCGCACAACGACGAACAATGCTCAAGTACTTCGTTTGATTGATGGTGTCATGCAAGTTTTTGACATTGAAAAAAAGTGGGTTAATAGCATGGATTGGTTTAATAAAATCTTTTTTAATGACTTTACGGATTTTGAAGAAATTTCAGAAAATGATGCATTTACTTATATTGACAGGATGGTAGCGGCATGATTGATATTGCCTTGGCTATCGCTAAAAAAGCACATGCAGGGCAGGTAGATAAAGCGGGTGTTGATTACATACAGCATCCTCTCTATGTGGCCAGTCAAGTCAACACTGAACAAGAAAAAGCTGTCGCTCTTTTACATGATGTGATTGAGGATAGCGATATAACTGCTGCCGATTTATTCGCGTCTGGCTTGTCAAATGAAGTTGTTACAGCGGTACAAATTTTGACAAAGAAAAAAGGTCAAAGTTATCAAGAATATCTTGGGAAAGTAAAATCAAATAATTTAGCAAGAGTTGTAAAACTTGCAGATTTGAAACATAACTCAGATTTATCACGTTTGAAATCTGTTACCAATACAGACTACGAGCGTGTTAAAAAATATAAAAATGCAATTCACTACTTAAGCACCTAGAGAGATCTAAGTGCTTTTTTCGTACCCAGAAAGGAGTGAAGAATGAAATACCGTAAAAAACCAGTAGTGGTCGAGGCTGTGCAGTGGAACGGCAATAACCATAAAGAGGTAATTGACTTTGCAGAAAATAAGATTTGGTTTGATGCACTTGGGAATATATGGATTGCTACACTTGAAGGTGATATGGTAGCTAAAAAAGGGGATTATATTATCAAAGGCGTGCAAGGAGAATATTATCCATGCAAGCTGGATATTTTTGCAGAAACATATGAAAAAACGGAGGAATAAAATGTTAGAAAAAGCAAAACAATTGGCATCGCAAGAATTTTCACGCTTATCAGGTCGTGAAATCAAAGCAGAAGACTGCTTTGTAGTTTGGTTTAGCAAGACCCTGCAAAACTGGAAAGCTCTTGTTAGTACGAACGCAATTACATCAAGCGAACCTTGTGGAAATTATGCAGAAATCACGCATAACGGAGATAAGAAAGAGACTTATGTGGATGTTTACGCCAAAGTTTCAAATCGTGCCATTAAAGATTAGGAGGTGATCCAACATCTTGACTTGCAGGAATAGACTGCTATAAATTGCTATAAACCGCATCGAAATCGAGGCGGTTTTCTTATGCCCTAACCGTATGGAACCCCGTACGGTTTTTATATTGTCCAAACTGTACCGATGACATTAAAAGCTGTACTGTTCCGTCGCCGGACGTAAAACGAGATTATCGAGTGGCGACGTAATCGCTGGAGGACAATTATGTCAGAAGAAATCAATGCAACTGTATCTACTGAATCAACTGAGACTGTCGACACTCAAGGAAATGTTGATTCAGTGCAGGAAGAAAAGCACGAACGAACTTTCACTCGTGCTGAAATCGGTAAGATGCTATCTGCCGAACGCTCTAAATGGGAAGCTGAGCAAGAAGCCAAGGAAAACGAAGCTAAGAAACTTGCCAAGATGAACGCTGACGAGAAACAAAAATATCAGTTGGATCAGCGTGAGCAAGAACTAGCTGACCGTGAGAAGGCTATTGCTCGCAAGGAATTGACCGCAGAAGCTAAAGCAATGCTAAGTGAACGTGACTTACCTGTTGAGTTAGTAAATGTAGTTGATTTGACAAGCGCAGAGACGGTATCGCAGTCTGTCGCTGTATTGCAGAAATCATGGGAGCAAGCCGTGCAAAAAGGCGTTCAAGAAAAACTAAAAGGCGGAGCTCCAATGAAACAAGCGCCAGTCGATAGTGACGGTATCACAAAAGAAGAATTTGCTCGTATGGGTTATCAGAGTCGAAATGAGCTCTATCAAAAGAACCCAGAGCTTTATAAGAAATTGAAAGGATAATAGAAAATGACAGCAGGACAAACTAAATTAGCCACTATGGTTAATCCAGAAGTAATGGCGGATATGGTAGCCGCTAAATTACCTAAATTGATTAAATTTACACCGCTAGCGTATGTAGAGACAAAGCTTGAAGGTCAACCAGGTAGCACTTTAACAGTGCCAGCATGGGAGTATGCAGGAGACGCTACTGAAATTGAAGAAGGCCAAGCAATTACGCCAGACCAATTGACTACTAAAAAGACTACTATGACCATCAAAAAAGCAGGTAAAGGTTATGAAATTACCGATGAGTCTCTTTTGTCAGGTCTTGGTGACCCACTAGGTCAAGCGACTTACCAGCTTGGTTTAGCTATTGCCAACAAGATCGATAATGATTTGGTAGCGGTAGCTAAAACTGCAACACAACATATTACAGAAACTCCAACAACTCTTGAGGCAATCGATAAAGCTCTAGATATCTTTGAGGACGAAGAAGATGCACAGTATGTTGCTATCATCAACCCTAAAGATGCTACTAAGCTAAAAACTGCAGTAGCAAAAGAATGGATTAAAGGTTCAGAGCTTGGAGCAAATATGGTTGTTTCTGGAACCTTCGGTGAAGTTGATGGTGTGCAAATCGTGCGCTCTAAAAAAGTTGATGAAGGTAAAGGCTTCCTTGTTAAAGTGTCACCAAGTCAAACTCAGACAGACGACGCTAACAAATATGGAGCTTTTGTTATCTTGCTTAAACGTGATGTGGCTATCGAAACAGACCGCGATATCTTGAAGAAGACTACCGTAATCACAGGTGATGAACACTACGGCGTTTACCTTTACGACCCTACACGAGTTGTAAAATTCGGTGGCGCGTAAGAGGTGACGATATGAGTTTATTGCTACGACGTCATTATATTCAAGAAGAGCAGGTTAACCAGTATTCTGATTTAGAGAATAAAACTCTAGAAGAGTTGAAGGATCTAGCGAAAGAAGCAGGTGTAGCAGGCGCTTATAAGTTGACAAAAGCCGAAATTGTAGAAGTTTTGGAGGAACTAAAAAGTGAAATTTAAAATCAAACAAGATTTCTATGATTGGGAATCAAATGTGAAACGACTGGCAGGAGAGGAACTTGAGATTACTGAGGAGCGCTATGCTGAGCTGGCTGACAATATTGCCAGCAACGGTGTCACTATCTCAGACGTTCTTGAGAAAATCCTCCCTGAACCTGAGTTCTTAGAAGAGGATTGATATGTCTATAGAGTTGCTGAAGAAATTAACAGGCGAAGAAGATACTCAGCTTCTCATGTTGCTCCAAACGAGGGCTACAAATCTTATCTTGTCAGAGACTAATCGCACATCTTTGACACCTGCTTTAAGTCTTTTGATACCTGAGGTTGCTATCGAGCTCCACAACCGCTCAGGAGCGGAAGGAGAGCATTCTAGAACCGAGGGTGGTATAGCAGTAGTCTACGGAGAAAACGGCCTATCTACGGGTCTTCTACAGCGAATACGCATGCACAGGCTAGCAAGGGTGGCAGGTCATGTTTTTGAAGCAGAGTAGACTGAAACCCTATCCAATGCGACGGTTTGAAAAGACTGTCACTGAGGAAGGTGTCGCGAAAGAAGGGTATGCCAAGGAAGCTGAGACAGTCCGCCTTGAATTGTGGCCAGCTAGTAGCAAGCTACAATCTGAATTGTATGGCGAGCGTGTCAATGATATTTTGAACGCAAATGCCAACAAGTCAGCTACTATCAAAGTAAAAGATGGTGTGTGTATCGATAGTCAGACGGAAGTGACTCATAGGGTTATTTCTAAAAAGGTCTACACACATCATCAAGTTTTGGAGTTAGAGCGTGTCAGGGCTACTAGGGGCAGATAGGCTTATAGCTAAATGTAGACGGTTAGCTAGTAAAAAAACTGGCGAGGATATCGTCTTACGTGCGGTACACAATGCTGCTATAAAAGTTGTCCAAGCTGATGCAAGAAGACTCGTACCAGTGAATGATGGAGAACTTATAACTAGTATCAAAACCAGAGCAAAAATGGACGGAGATAGGGCTATAGGCGAAGTTTACACCAACCTTAAATACGCTCCTTACGTTGAGTTTGGAACGGGACCTAAGGGTCAGGCTAGCCATTCTGGTATCTCTCCAGAGGTCAGCGTGACTTACAAGTCTCATCCTTGGTATGTGCATGAAGACCAAATCAATGTAGGATCTTACCACTTTCAAAAGATTGGGGAGTTTTACAAGATGTATGGTCAACCTGCTCAGCCTTATCTTTATCCAGCTTTGAGAGACAATCAAGAGCGTGTGTCTAAGAATATTTCGAATTATGTCCGTAGAAAGATAAGAGAACAAATACAATGATCAATATCAAGCCTGTTATTTATAAAGAATTGCAAAAGGTTGCAGATAATGTGACCGATACTTATCCTAGCGATTGGGAGACTTTCCCAGTCGTTATTTTTTTAGAAGAACAAAACAAGCCAGGTGATTGGTTTGACGACAAGGAACAAAAATCCTCTATCCGCTATAAGGTGGATATTTTTGATGATACCAGCACTAGTGAGTTAGCTGTTAAAATCAATCAGATTTTTGAGTCTTTAGGTTTGCGAAGAACCGACTGCCAAGACGTGCCAGACCCGTCTCATTTGAGACATAAGGTCATGCGTTTTGAAGGTGTCGTTGACTTAGATTCAGAGCTTGTTTTTCAATTTAGAATGGAGAATTAAAATATATGTTAGCAAATGGAATTACGCTTTCTTATAGCAAAACAAAAGGTAGCTATACTAAGCTTGTTGGATTGAAAGAAGTGCCAGAGTTTGGTATTGAACTCGAAAAAGTAGAAAATACTACTCTTGAAGATACGGTGAAGAAGTACGAGCTTGGTATTGGGGACGTAGGAGAACTTGAGTACAAGTTCTCTTATAATAATTCAAGCGCAACTGCTCCTTACCGTGTATTGCGTAAGGCAGCAGACGACAAGGAAAAACTCTACTTCGAACAAGCTTATCCAGACGGTACTAAGGTCACATTTGAAGGTCAAGTATCCGTAAAACTTGGCGGTGGCGGTGTCAATGCCGTTATCGATTTCACCCTTAAAATTGCTTTACAGTCAGAGTTGGAATTTGCAGATGGTGTTGGAGGTTAATTAAATGGCGTTAAAATACACAACTTGGAAAGTTACTGACGAAAAAGAGTTGAAGCTACGTTTGACATCTCATCAAGCTGCAACTGTGGAAGAAAAAATCGGCATGAACTTGCTGAAGATTTTCATGCCTGAAGCAGGCGAAGAGTTCACTTTGCCACCTTTGAAAGTTATGTTGTTGTTAGTTCATGGAGCCTTGCAGCAGTATGAACATGGGTATTCCTTTGAAGATGTCTACGACCTATACGATGAATACGTGGACAATGGGGGAGACCAAACAACTTTCATGACAGAGGTTTTAATGCCACTATTTGAAGTATCGGGTTTTACTCCACGAGGAAGCAAGAACAAGAAAACTTCCAAGAAGAAAATGACAGTAGTCGAGTAATCTTAACAGTAACGCAGATTATTGAGAGGCTTTATCCTATGTTTTTGGACATTGGAGGCAAGCCTCTTGATTTTTGGGATTTGACGGTGCTTGAAATCAGAGAAATGATTGAAAGCTACAACCGTGTCAAAACCCAAGAGCGTAAAGAGAAGATTATTGACTCATACAGACTTTCGCAGATGATTTCCAATCACGTTTCTTTATTACTGTCCAATGACGCTAAGATTGTTGAGTTCTGGGAGTATGCGCCTGAGTTATTTGTAGAAGAACAACAAGCGGTAGAACTGGAACGACAGAAACAAGCACTTTTGTTGCATAAGGAACGGATGCGTGAATTTGCAGAGAGACATAATCGAAAAAGGAAGGAGGAAGTAAATGGCAACTCTTGATGAATTGAAAGTCATGATTGACGCTGAGATAGCGCCTTTCAGGAAGAAGATGAAAGAAGTCGAGAATCAGGTCAAAGGAACATCTGACCAAGTGAAGAATGCCACTGCCAAAGTTCGTGAACAGTCGAACTCTATCGGTAGTGCGTTTGGTAAGCTAGCTAAGTTCGCTGGTTTTGCAATCCTTGGTAAGAAATTACTTGATGTTGGGATGTATTCAACGCAGACTGCTCTTGAAGTGTCAGCGGCTATGAACCAAATCAAGCGCCAGATGGGCGAGAGTTCGCAATCTTTCTTAAAATGGGTTAACGATAACGCCAACGCTATGAACATGGGTGTGGGTGAGGCTACTAACTACGGTGCGGTCTACTCAAACTTATTTTCTGGGTTTATCAAAGATACCAACAAGCTAAGCGCCTATACCGCTAAGATGTTGCAGACATCGGCAGTGGTTGCTGAAGGTTCAGGGCGCACGATTACAGACGTTATGGAGCGGATTCGCTCAGGTTTGCTAGGGAACACCGAAGCAATTGAGGACCTAGGAATCAACGTCAATGTGGCTATGATTGAGTCTACTGAAGCCTTTAAGAAGTTCGCAAACGGACAGAGCTGGCAACAGTTGGATTACCAAACCCAGCAACAAATCCGCCTTATGGCTATTCTGGAACAGGCTACAGCCAAGTATGGGAATACCTTGTCTAATTCTGTAAATGGTCGTATCAGCCTATTTAAGTCGCTGATGAAGGACGCAGCATTGAACCTTGGTAACTCTATGTTACCGATTATCAATGCCATTATGCCTGTCTTGAACTCTTTTGCGATGGTCTTGAAGAACGTTACTGCTAAACTCGCTGAGTTTATCGCTTTGATGTTCAACAAGAAAGCAACAGTGAAAGATGGTGTTGGTGGAGCAGTTGGAGACATGGGTAACGCCATGAAAGACGCTGCAGGCGGAGCAGGAGACCTTGCTGATGCAGTAGACGACGCTGGAGATTCAGCAGGAGGACTTGCTGACAATCTTGGAGACTCCGCCAAAAACGCTAAGAAAGCTGCTAAAGAGTTGCTAGGTCTTTTGGGATTTGATGAGATTAACATCTTGCAAAAACCAAAAGATGACGACGCAGGCGGTTCTGGAGGCGGTGGCAAAGGTGGTAAAGGAAAGGGAGGCGGTGGCGGACCTTTCAAAGACATCTTGCCAGAAGTCGAGTTGACCGACATGGACAACAAATTCAAGAGCATTTTTGATGGTCTTGGAGATAAGCTCAAAGGGTTGTTTGACCTCTTCAAGAAAGGTTTTGATGCAGCATTTAGACCAGAAGGTATAAAACGCATTAAGACTGCCTTAGACCAAATAGCTAAGACAATGGGAGAAATCGTCACTGACCCAAGGGTTGTGAATGCCTTTAACCGAATGGCTGAGAAAATTGCTTATGCTTTAGGGCAAGTGACAGGCTCAATAACCACTATCGGGCTAGGTATCGGTGTTTTCCTTGCCGAAAGTATTGCAAATGGCCTTGGAAGGCAAAAAGAACGCATTATCAGGGCGCTAGTCGCTTTGTTTGATAATGTTGGTAACCTTTCCGAGGCAGTAGGAAACATAGCTCAGGACTTTTCTAGTGCTTTCTACGACGTCATTACCTCAACTGGTGCGGTTCGTATCGGTAGCGCTATTGTGTCAACTCTGTTGAGTTTGACATCTACCATTGTTGAAGTTGGTAGTAAATTAGCAGGAAGTTTGTTTAAAGGTTTTGAAAAAGTCGTTGTGACAAGCGCTCCTAAAATTTCATCAGTCTTCCAAAGTTTATTAGATACTGTTGCGCCTGTATTTGAGAGCATTGAAAGGTCTGTTAACAAATTTGGCGATGGCTTAAGTCGTGTTTATGATGAACATGTAGTCCCTGCTATTAACTCTATTGCTAATGCTTTTAATGGGCTAATTGACATTATTCAGATTCTCTGGGAGAATTCCTGGCAACCTTTTGCTGAGTTTTTATCAGGAGTATTCGGTGTTAGTATTGAAGGAATTTCAGATTTATTAGGAGGTGGCCTTTTAGCCACTTTGGGACTATTGGCGGATGCTATTAAGTTAGTGGCAGATGGTTTCACCGTTTTTTCTGACTGGTGTAAAGAAAACAAAGAACCTATCGTAGCTTTGATAACAACTTGGCAAACGATTAATTTCTTATCATGGGCAGAACAAGCTGGAGGACTTGCAGGAGCATTCAGCTTGTTAGGTAGTAAGGTCTCTTTGATTGTTGGAGGGATTAAGAATCTAGGTCTTGCTATTAAAGCATTGACATTTGATAAGTTGGTCAGTTTTGGTGAAACAATCTATTTGAACACCTTATATGCAAAAGATTTTGTGGTCAATTCAGGTAAAACAATTGCACAGCTAGGAAAAACTGCTTTAGAACTTGGTAAATCAGCTCTAGCATGGACTGCTCATGCAGCGAAAATGGGATTAGCAACCGCGGCGAAATTTGCACATTCTGTTGCAACAGGAGTCGCTACAGCTGCAACATGGGCTTTTAATGCAGCGTTAGCAGTTTTGACAAGTCCAATAACATGGATTATTGCAGCAATCGCAGCCTTAATTGCTATCGGTGTTTTGCTCTATCAAAACTGGGACACTGTTGTTGAGTTTGCTAAAACTGCATGGCAAGGACTATGTGATTTTATCAGTGGTATTTGTCAAGCGATTGGCGAATTTTTCAGTGGTCTATGGACGAAACTACAAGAAATCTTTGAGCCGATAGGTCAATGGTTTGGCGAGAAATTCCAGCAAGCATGGGACGCCATTGTAAACATATTCTCTGGCATCGGAGAGTGGTTCTCTGGTGTATTCCAAGGTGCATGGGACGCTATCGTTAATATCTTCACACCAATCGGCTCATGGTTCGGACAACGTTGGGCAGATGTGACTAGTGCGTTGGCTAATATCGGAGCATGGTTTACTGACATGTTCCAAAAAGCATGGACTGGCTTAACAAACATCTTTAGCAAACTAGGTTCATGGTTTGGCGAGAGATGGGCAGATGTGACTAATGCGTTATCCAGTGTTTCAAACTGGTTTGGTGAGATGTTCACTAATGCTTACAACGCAGTAAAAGATGCTTTTAGTTCTATTGGCGACTTCTTTAAAGGCGTTTGGGATACTGTTAAAAGTATCTTCGTAAATGCTGGTCAGATGGTCGGAGAGGCAGTAGGTGGAGCGTTTAAGAGTGCGGTCAATGCGGTTCTTGGAACGATTGAAAATGTAGTCAATGGCTTCATCGGAATGATTAATGGAGTTTTAGGCGTTGTCAGAAACTTACCTGGTCTAGGATGGGTTGGTAGTGTAAGTACAGTTAGCCTCCCTCGTCTTGCCCGTGGTGGTATCGTCGATAGTCCAACAATCGCCATGATTGGTGAAGCTGGTAAAGAGGCGGTCGTACCACTTGAAAATACAGGATTTATCCAAACACTTGGACGAGTAGTCAGCAGTGCGGTAGTAAATGCCATGGCTGGTGTTAGTCCACAAGGTGGATTCTCTGGCGACGGCGACATCGTTATCCAAATCGCAGGCCATGAGTTCGGACGGGTAGCCATCCAAGAAATAAACAAGGAACATGAACGAGCAGGTCAAACCTTGCTCAAGATTTAGGAGGTTAAATGGCACAATTGACAATCAATGGGGTGGCTGTGAAGCCTCCCAAATATTTTCAAGTCGGTATTCAAGATATCGATGGAGAGACAGGGCGTAATGCCAATGGCGACATGATGCGTGACCGTATCACGACCAAACGCAAACTAGACTGTGAATGGGGTATGATGACTCAGGGAGAATTAAGTCAGCTTTTACATGCTGTATCATCTGAATTTTTTGAGGTATCTTATCCAGACCCCATGGATGGCCAAGTCACAAAGACTTTCTATGTCGGTGATAGGACAGCTCCTAGCTATACCTTTACTGAGAAGTTTAAACCTTGGTCTGGCGCTAAATTTAATCTGGTAGAGAGGTAAGAAAATGGACGCTTTAACTAGACGACAATTTGACAGAGCCATGTTTGCCAAGGAAAGGACGCTGGCTATTCGTGTTGGTGATTATGCTTCACGGGATATCAAAGAGGCTAGTTTTGAGTATGGCTACATTAAGGGCGATACTTATAAGCCTGGTGGAACCTGCGCTGGTAGCGGTAAAATTACCTTTACCAGTATCATTACCACGTTCAATAAGCTGGATACCCTGCACCCTGAGATTGGTCTACTGGTTGGGGATACCTACCAGTGGGTCAAGATGGGGGAATACTTCATCAACGATATTGAGATTGACCGAAACCGAAACACTACCACGCTTGAACTTATGGACGGTATGTTTAAGCTCAATCGTGAGTACGTGACGGACTTGCATTTCCCAGCTGAAGTACGAGAGGTTATTCAGGAAATCTGCCTGAAAACAGGCATTGAGTTAGCGAATGACTATTTCGGAATCAGCGCGATGCGTTATCATATTGAGCAAGTTCCTGAGGGCAAGAAACTTTCCTTTAGGGATATGCTGAGCGCTATGACTCAGATGATTGGGATGTCTTGTTTCTTCAACAGAGAAGGCAAGATGGAAATCCGTGATTTGACTGAGTCCAATATCACGATCAACGCTGACAGTTACTTCTTGCATGGCTTGACCAAGAGTGAGATTGAGTATCAGATAGCTGGTATCACTTGTAAGACGGACAAGAAGTCTCTGACGGTCGGTATGAAGACAGGCCGGTCTTTGGAACTGGACAATGTCTTCATGACCCAGAGCGCTTTAAATGACCTGTATTACAAACTGAAAAACCTAACTTACTATCCGTATAATCTCAACTACCAAGGGCATTTACTGCTTGAGGTTGGGCAGTGGGTAACCATTCAGACCAACAAGAAAGAGACTTTTAAAGTTCCCGTGTTAAGTCAGAGCTTTACCTTTAAAGGTGGTCTGAGAGGTCGTATCAGTGCAGATAGTAAGGCTGGAAACGATACCCAGTATTCTTACGAGGGTACGATTACCAAGCAGATAAAGCAACAAGATGGCATTGAAGCGAAAATCCAAGCGCAGATTGAAGCAACAGATAAAGATTTTGACCAAAAGGTCGACAAAATCAAAAAAGACTTTAACGATCAAGTAGAACTGGCCAAAGCCAGAGCTGAAGAAGTCAAGCGAGAACTGTCTGACACTATCAATCAGCGCTTTAATAGCTTTGACAACGGGCCATTGAAAGAAACTAAGCGCAAGGCTGAGGAAGCTTTGAGACAAGCTGGCGCAAGTAGCTCTCTTGCTCAGGAAGCCAAGCGGATTGGGCTGGATTCTGTTGCTAGACTTGAAGCGTTTAAGTCGCAGACTACGAGCGCACAAACGGCTCTGTCGGGTGACTTGGACGCTCTGAAACGGACTATCGCGAATGATATTCGACCGAAGCAAGCACAGGCTGAAGCTGAGATTGCCAAGCAAGTTGAAGCACTTAGCCGGACTAAAAATGAACTGGCTGGCGCAAGTACCCTGCTTGCACAGGAAGCTAAGCGGATTGAGCTGGATTCTGTTGCTAGACTTGAAGCGTTTAAGTCGCAGACTACGAGCGCACAAACGGCTCTGTCGGGTGACTTGGACGCTCTGAAACGGACTATCGCGAATGATATTCGACCGAAGCAAGCACAGGCTGAAACTGAGATTGCCAAGCAAGTTGAAGCACTTAGCCGGACTAAAAATGAACTGGCTGGCGTGAAGTCAGCGCAAGCGACGTATGAGGAGACGACGACTCGTAGACTGTCAGAACTGACCAACTTGGCCAATGGTAAAGCCAGCAAGTCAGAACTCACGCAAACAGCTGAGGAGCTGGCTAGTCGGATTGCGAGTGTGCAGGCAGGTAGTTCACGGAATTACTTCAGGAATTCACGTTCAAGAACGTTCACAACAGGAGGTCAAGCGGTATACGACTATCGAACATTCATAGTTCCTGATTTCTGGAAGAACAGTGACAGGTTCAAGCGTGATTATGTTCGCATATCTTTTGATGTGACTTTCCCTGTCGCCCTAGTAAATGACATACCTGCTATGGTGCATTTTAGTGCTCATCCATGGTATGCCTACAGAAACTTAATTTTTAAAGGTGGAACTGTCGAACGCCAACATTTTGAGTTTACGATTGACTTGTCTAGTTCTTCTGAGGACTATCAGACTAATAATGTGTTCATTCGTTTTGGTACTAATTATGGATTTCCTGCTGGTCTGCAGGTCGTCATTGAGAACGCTATGTTATCGGTTGGTAATTATTTTCCAGCCTATCAACCAGCGTATGAAGACCAAGAAGACCGTGTCTCAGTAGTCGAATCCAACTTTAAACAGCGTGCTGATTCACTCGAAGCTGGTGTAAGCCGTCTGACTGAAGGCCTTAGAACCAAAGCCGATATCAGCTCACTCAATGTGACTGCTGAAAATATCCGGCAATCTGTGAAGAGTCTTGAGACAGACACGCAGAACAAGCTAAATCAGAAGTTGAGTCAGGCTGAATTTGAGGTGCGAGCTGGCTCTATCCGTCAGGAAATCCTGAACGCAACCAAGGATAAAGCCAGCAAGTCAGAACTCACGCAGACAGCTGAGGAGCTGGCTAGTAAGATAGCGAGTGTGCAGGCATCCGGTCGAAATCTATTCTTGAACTCACTATTCAAGCAGGATATTCCAAAAACAGGAATTTGGACAACGAGTACATATACGGCTACTATCGATAGCGAAAGTAAGTATCTTGGACATAACGCTCTTAAAATTATAGGTCTGAATCCATCTGGCCGTGATGGAGGTAATCCCAAGGTTACTTATCCAGCTCTGGGTCAATTCGGGAAAGTAATTCCCGGAAGTACGACTAATCAAGATGTAACCATTAGTTTTTATGCTAAGGCAAATAAAAATGGAATAATGCTGAGATCTCGATTAGGGAATATCGGATATAAAACTGGAAATGTGACATTGTCGACAGAAATTAAACGATATGTTGTTCATATTCCAAAAGGTTGGACAAACGAATCCAAGCAGACCACAAATGAATGGTTGTTCAATTTCAACCAGGAAGGAACCGTTTGGATTTGGATGCCGAAGTTTGAAATAAGCGATGTAGATACTTCTTATTCAGAAGCTCCTGAAGATATAGAAGGTCAGATTTCAACAGTAGAATCGACCTTCAAACAACGAGCCAACTCGCTCGAAGCTGGTGTGAATCGTCTGACTGAAGGGCTTAGAACCAAAGTAGATATCAGCGCACTCAATGTGACTGCTGAAAATATCCGGCAATCTGTGAAGAGTCTTGAGACAGACACGCAGAACAAACTAAATCAGAAGTTGAGTCAGGCTGAATTTGAGGTGCGAGCTGGCTCTATCCGTCAGGAAATCCTGAATGCAACCAAAGATAAAGCCAGCAAGTCAGAACTCACGCAGACAGCTGAGGAGCTAGCTAGTAAGATATCGAGTGTGCACTTAGGGCGCAGAAATCTGCTGAAAGGCACAAAAGAGCTTGCGAGATACAAGCCGGTTAGTGAATATAATGGTTTTAAAGTTATCAGAACAGTCGCAGGAGCAACTAGATATCAGGATAGCTATGTGGAAAGAACCGTTATACCAACGGCTGGGACAGAGTATATAGCTATCTTTTATGCACGAGCCAGTGAAAATGACTATCCTGTGCGCTGTCATTTTTACAATCTTAACACGGTTGTATCATCAGAAAACAGCAGCGGATATAAGTCAAGGTCGTCAGATGGCTTGTCTATTATCCGTCTCTCGACAGACTGGCAGTTGTGCTGGGTTAAATGGACCCAAACCGCAACAGATCAAGCCAAAACGGTCATCATTGGCCGCCATGGCCCTCAAGTAGGCGGTAAAGAGGGGGTATGGGTTGAAATCTGCGCCCCTGCCATTTTTGAGGGAAATCTTGCAGGTGACTGGTCACCAGCATACGAAGACCAAGACGAACGTGTCTCAGTAGTCGAATCCAACTTTAAGCAGCGTGCTGATTCACTCGAAGCTGGTGTAAGCCGTCTGACTGAAGGGCTTAGAACCAAAGCGGATATCAGCTCACTCAACGTGACTGCTGAAAATATCCGGCAATCTGTGAAGAGCCTTGAGACAGACACGCAGAACAAGCTAAATCAGAAGTTGAGTCAGGCTGAATTTGAGGTGCGAGCTGGCTCTATCCGTCAGGAAATCCTGAATGCAACCAAAGATAAAGCCAGCAAGTCAGAACTCACGCAGACAGCTGAGGAGCTAGCTAGTAAGATATCGAGTGTGCACTTAGGGCGCAGAAATCTGCTGAAAGGCACAAAAGAGCTTGCGAGATACAAGCCGGTTAGTGAATATAATGGTTTTAAAGTTATCAGAACAGTCGCAGGAGCAACTAGATATCAGGATAGCTATGTGGAAAGAACCGTTATACCAACGGCTGGGACAGAGTATATAGCTATCTTTTATGCACGAGCCAGTGAAAATGACTATCCTGTGCGCTGTCATTTTTACAATCTTAACACGGTTGTATCATCAGAAAACAGCAGCGGATATAAGTCAAGGTCGTCAGATGGCTTGTCTATTATCCGTCTCTCGACAGACTGGCAGTTGTGCTGGGTTAAATGGACCCAAACCGCAACAGATCAAGCCAAAACGGTCATCATTGGCCGCCATGGCCCTCAAGTAGGCGGTAAAGAGGGGGTATGGGTTGAAATCTGCGCCCCTGCCATTTTTGAGGGAAATCTTGCAGGTGACTGGTCACCAGCATACGAAGACCAAGACGAACGTGTCTCAGTAGTCGAATCCAACTTTAAGCAGCGTGCTGATTCACTCGAAGCTGGTGTAAGCCGTCTGACTGAAGGGCTTAGAACCAAAGCGGATATCAGCTCACTCAACGTGACTGCTGAAAATATCCGGCAATCTGTGAAGAGCCTTGAGACAGACACGCAGAACAAGCTAAATCAGAAGTTGAGTCAGGCTGAATTTGAGGTGCGAGCTGGCTCTATCCGTCAGGAAATCCTGAACGCAACCAAGGATAAAGCAGATAAGACTTTAGTTGTATCTGAAGCCGGGAAATTGCGTGAAGAATTTTCAAAAATGAAGGTGGGAGGCCGGAATCTATGGATAAAATCCAAGACGGTTGGAGCTGTAATTGAAAAATTACCTGAAAACCACGTCACAGGTCAAAAAGAATGCTATAGGCTAGAGAACAACTCTACTTTAACGTTCAACCTTGAACCAGATTTCAGCTCAAGGTTGTATCAAAAAGTTACTTTTAGCGCTTGGGTCAAGTACGAAAATGTAGTCCAAGGTCGAAATTTTTGGAATGTATTTAATTGCTTCAAACATTATCTTTTTAGAAAAAATAGTGAGACCGGAGTACAGAGTGGTCCAGATTATGCTACGCTTGGTATGTATAAAGGTTCGGCAGATTGGAAATATATTACATTCACTTATGACTACTCTGAAAAAACAAATTTTGATCAATTGAAGACATCATTGCGATTCAATCTTGAAGGTGCTACAAGCGGTACAGCTTGGGTAACAGGAATCAAGGTTGAAATCGGTAGTGTGGCGACGGACTGGAGTCCTGCGCCTGAGGACGCTGATGGTCTCATCACTGAAGCTAAGGCTACCTTTGAGCGGACAGCTCAGGGCTTGCGAACCGATTTATCAGCTATTCAGGAATATGTAAATAAAGACGGTCAGCGACAGGAAGCCCTACAGCGCTATACTCGTGAGGAGAGCACGAGACAAGCGACAGCAGTCCGTGAGCTGGTCAATCGTGATTTCGTTGGTAAGGCTACTTATCAAGAAGATGTTAAGGGTATCAATCAGAGGATTGAAGCTGTTAAAACTAGTGCGAATAAAGACATCGCTAGTCAAATCGCTAGCTATCGTCAATCTGTAGATGGTAAGTTCACGGATATTTCAAGTCAGATAACTACTTATAAGCAAGATGTGGGCGGTCAAATCAGTGGTCTATCAAATAGACTTACAAGCAGTGAGCAAGGAACCACTACTCAGATTTCAAATATTTCAAATCGGATAAACAGTAATAAGCAAGGCACAGATAATCAGATTTCAAATTTAAAGACTCAGGTCGCTACAAACAAGGATAATGCTGAACGACAAATGGGTAGAATATCTGATCAGGTTTCTGCAAACAAAGCGAATGCTGATAGTCAATTTGCGAATGTGACCAATCAACTAGCGCGAAAAGTAGAGACTACTGACTTCCAGCGTGTTAAGGAAACCAGTAAACTTTACGAGCGGATTTTGGGCAATACTGAAAATGGAATTGCGGATAAGGTTGCTCGCATGGCTCTGACTAATCAACTGTTTCAGGTTGAGGTTGGGAAATATAGTGTAAGCGGCCCTAACCTCATTAAGAATAGTGATTTTAAAAATGCTACGAATGAATGGGGCTCAACTCAAAATTTAGGAAGATTGGTTAAGCATAGCTTTTATCACAACGGGCAGAAAGACCTTATGCGTTTAAGTAATGCAACTAAAAACGAAAACTTTTTGTATAGTCACCGTTTTAATCTTGAACGAAATACTGACTATGTACTGAATTTTAGAGGATTTAACAACAGTGCTCTCGCAAGCTATGATGTTTATATTTTGGGACGAAGAGCAGGCGAGAGCGATGGATTCACAATCGTTAAGAAAGTTGTTAGCAGCAAGAAACTATCTACCTCTAGATGCGAAGATGTCTCAGTAACTTTTAATTCCGGAGAAATGGATAATGCTTACATTCGTTTTGATAACAATGGCTCATCATCAGGAACAGCTGATTTGTATATTACAGAAGTTGACTTGTACAAAGGTTATAAACCTAGAACATGGCAACCACATCCAGAAGATGCAGTCGCAGATGCGAATAAGAAGCTTGAAGCAACGCAAACAAAAATGACTCAACTAGCTGGCTCATGGGTAGTTGAAAACATCAACTCGGCTGGAGATATCATCTCTGGAATCAATCTTGGCGCCAATGGACATAACCGCTTAGTTGGGAAATTGACCCACATCACTGGAGAGACCCTGATTGACAGAGCAGTCATCAAGTCTGCCATGGTTGATAAGCTCAAAACGGCCAATTTTGAAGCTGGTTCGGTCACGACTACGATATTAGAAGCTGAAGCGGTAACTGCTGAGAAGTTGAAAGTTGACAATGCGCTTATTAAAAAATTAACTGCAACTGATGCTTTTATTGACCAACTGATATCTAAACGTATCTTCTCTACTAAGGTTGAGTCCGTCATTTCTAGCTCAACCTTCCTAGAAGCCTATCAAGGCCGAATCGGTGGATTCACACTTGGTCAATTTGACCAGGGTGGCGGTCGCTGGATTTCAGGTGTCAATCAGTTCTCTGTTGGTATGGGGAATGGTGCCGGGTATGGAGTCCGGACAGCCTTCTGGGCGAACTGGGGAAATAATTGGAACTATGCCGGACCTAAAGCATGGAACGTCAATACTGATGGGAAAATGTACTGTAGGAATGAAGTCGGTTTTTATGATCAAGTGGATTTTTCGAATTCATCGAGAGCAAACTTCTATGGGAATACTACTTTTTTCTCGTTCTCCTGTGTTTTCAAATGGTATCGAACTTGGAAGTAAAGATGTGCTTGGTGATGGCTGGAATCCCAAAGGCGGAAGGAATGCGGTTGTTTGGTGGAATCAGGTCGGTAGCGGTAGCGTGAAGTATTGGATGGAACAAAAATCAGACAGACGCTTAAAAGAGAACATCACAGATACAGCTGTGAAAGCCTTGGATAAAATCAACAGATTAAGAATGGTTGCATTTGATTTCATCGAAAATAAGAAACATGAGGAGATTGGTCTAATAGCTCAAGAGGCTGAAACCATCGTTCCAAGAATTGTCTCACGAGATCCTGAGAATCCAGATGGCTATCTGCATATTGACTATACCGCTTTAGTTCCTTACTTAATCAAGGCTATTCAAGAATTAAATCAAAAAATAGAAAAAATGGAGAAAACAATAGCATGAATAACAACATGTTGATCAACATCGCACTTAAAGCAATTCAGGAGCTTGCTCTTGAAAATAGAAAACGAACACACAGATTGGAGAACTTAGAAAATGAACACAGAACAGCTTAACCAAGCCTTACAAATGACAATTAGTGAAATGTCAACAACTTCAACAAATTCGATGATTACAAGTAATATCTTGAGTATTCAGTTGAATGAGCAAAGGGAAGAGAATCAAAGACTTCAAGCACGAGTGGATGAGCTGGAAGCTCTGCTTGATGAACAAACTAAACCAGCAGACAAAGGAGAATAGACATGGCAGAAACAATTCAAAACACAGATAACTTACTAGACCTTACAAAAATCACAGAACCATTTGATCTTGCGAGTGCTTTGCGCTACATGAAAGAAAATGGAGAGTTCATTCGTTGCAAGAATGTAAGCGATGACTTCTATATGTATCGTGACGTTCAAAAACGTCCTGTGATCGTAAATGGCCGTCGCCAATTCAAGGATGTTGAAACCGTTTGGGCATTCAACCAGTGGGGTGGTACAATCGCAACAATCAACGTAGCCGTTCTGTTGAATCATGAATTCTATATCATGAAATTTGATGCAGAGGGCAATCCTGACTGGACGGATCCAACGGTAAAACCTAAAGAATAGGAGGTGTGTATGCAAATTGAATTTTTCAATTTTCTAAGAAGTGTCGTACAGACTGAAGATGGTTTGGTCTTGTACGCTCTAGCACTGATTGTCTCAATGGAAATCATTGATTTTGTGACAGGGACGATTGCGGCGATTATCAATCCTGACATCGAGTACAAGAGCAAAATCGGCATTAACGGGCTCCTTCGTAAGATTTCAGGGGTTCTCTTACTGATGATCCTCATTCCGGCGTCCGTTTTGTTGCCTGAAAAGACAGGTTTTGTATTCTTGCATTCAATCTGTCTCGGGTACATCGCATTTACTTTTCAATCTCTCATTGAAAATTACCGCAAATTAAAAGGAAATGTTACTCTTTTTCAGCCGATTGTAAAAGTATTTCAGCGATTACTTGAAAAAGATGATGATACGAAAAAAGGAGAATAACAAATGCAACAAATTACTGAAATCATTACTAATGGAGCAATCAGCATCCTAGTCATTTTAGCAGGGGTGGTAGTTAGGGCAGTCAAGGACTACCTGGTTCAAAAAGGTGGAGAAAAGACCATCAAAATCGTTGAAATCTTGGCCAAAAACGCAGTTAATGCCGTGGAGCAGGTTGCCTCAGAGACTGGCTTTAAAGGCGATGAAAAGCTGGAGCAGGCTCGTGCTAAAGTCCGTGCTGAGCTTACAAAATACAATATTAGTATGACTGACAAAGACTTAGACACCTTCGTAGAGTCAGCAGTGAAGCAGATGAATGACGCATGGAAAGGACGATAGGGAATGGATATCGATAGAAACAGACTACGTACAGGCTTGCCCCAGGTTGGGGTGCAGCCTTATCGACAAGTACATGCTCACTCAACAGGTAACCGCAACTCAACCGTACAGAATGAAGCGGATTATCACTATAGAAAGGACCCTGAACTAGGGTTCTTTTCACATGTTGTCGGAAACGGCCGTGTCATGCAAGTAGGTCCTGTGAACAACGGAAGTTGGGATGTTGGGGGCGGTTGGAATACTGAGAGTTACGCAGCGGTTGAACTGATTGAAAGCCATTCAACTAAAGAAGAGTTCATGACGGACTACCGCCTCTATATCGAATTGCTACGCAATCTAGCGGACGAAGCAGGCTTGCCGAAGACTCTTGATACAGACGACTTGGCAGGTATCAAGACGCATGAATACTGTACCAATAACCAACCAAACAACCACTCAGACCATGTGGATCCATATCCATATCTTGCTAAATGGGGCATTAGCCGTGAACAGTTTAAGCAAGACATCGAAAACGGCTTGAGCGCTGCAACAGGCTGGCAGAAAAATGGCACTGGCTACTGGTACGTACACTCAGACGGCTCTTATCCAAAAGATAAGTTTGAGAAAATCAACGGTACCTGGTATTATTTCGATGGCTCAGGCTATATGCTTTCAGACCGCTGGAAGAAGCACACAGACGGTAATTGGTACTACTTTGACCAATCAGGCGAAATGGCCACAGGCTGGAAGAAAATCGCTGAGAAGTGGTACTATTTTGATGTAGAAGGTGCCATGAAGACAGGCTGGGTCAAGTACAAGGACACATGGTACTACTTAGACGCTAAAGAAGGCGCCATGGTATCAAATGCCTTTATCCAGTCAGCGTACGGAACAGGTTGGTACTACCTCAAACCAGACGGAACACTGGCAGATAAGCCAGACTTCACAGTAGAGCCAGATGGCTTGATTACAGTTAAATAAATAGAAAGGAAACTTTCTAAATTGTTCTTTCACCGCAGGATCAGGCTTGCGGTTTTTTTGTTTTAAAAAAGGGGCAAAAAAGGGGCAAAAGTGTCGTAAATCTCTGTAAAATGATGTAAAAACATTTATTTAAAAGCTCAAAATATAGCTGTTTTAAAAGGTATTGTAAGATATAGTAAAACGATGTAAAGGTATTTTTAAATGCGGATGAATTATAAAACCACGAATCCTATGTGACTCGTGGTTCTTTTTTATAAACTGGTAGAGTGTTTTGGTTGTACTTTTTGTTCAGGGTCAATGTAGTTGATAGCGTTGTTGACAGCAGTTGGAGCTTCTCCGAGGCCTGTCGCAATCAGATCAATTTTTCCGTCATAGTAGCAGCAGTCACCGATAGCATAGATACCTGCTTGGCTGGATTCCTGTTTGCTGTTGACGATAATCTTGTGACGGTTGAGGTCGAGCCCCCAGTTTTTAAGGTTACCGACAGAAGATTTGAAACCATAGTTGACAAAGAGGTGGTCTAGATCAATGGTTTCAGTTTCATCAGATTTGACTTTTGTGATTTCAAGTTTATCAAGTGTTTTTCCATTTCCAAGGAGTTGGCTAGGGGCGAATGGTGTCTTGATGGTTACAGATGATTCTTGCAAGGCTTGAACACTGTGTTCCAAGGCACGGAAATTATCTCTGCGGTGAACAAGGGTAGTTGGTGCGATTTTTTCAAAAGCCAAAGCCCAATCCACAGCCGAGTCTCCCCCACCAAGAATCGTCACTTTCTTACCAGCGTATTGCTGAATGTTAGAAACGTGGTAGTGGATATTTTCATAGCCCTCAACCCCTTCAAGTTCCAGCGGACGTGGTTTGAAGGCACCGCCACCCATAGCGATGATAACTGTTTTAGTCAGGTGACTTCCTTTAGAAGTTGTGATGGCAAATTCTTCTTCTTGTTTGTCAATCTCAAGAACCGTTTCATTGAGATGAATAGGGGTATCAAATCCATTTAGCTGTTCAATCAAGCGGTTAGTCAACTCTTCTCCAGTCAGGTTTGGGAAGCCTGGTACGTCTAGGATTTCCTTTTCAGGGTAGAGAATAGCAGGTTGTCCACCTAGCTGGGGAAGAGAGTCGATGATTTGAACCTTGGCTTGGCGTAGGTGGGCATAAAAGGCTGCAAAAAGCCCGACAGGACCACCACCCACAATGGTAATATCATAGAGTTGAGACAT